GCCAGCGATAGTGCATGATTATCAAGCCGAGAACGCCTAGGCGCCTCGACGGTAATCATACATTAGCAAGGGACTATGTCCCTCGCTTATACCCTAACCAGGACTATGTCTTTGGTTCAAGGGTATTTTCGATCCTCCAGATAAAGTCTGGGGGATCGAATAATATGAGATCTTCTTAGAGGAGATCTCATATTTATAGGAAGAGAACCGCCTGGTTACAAACTAGGTACGGACTCTCCTTGAATAAAGCACGGATCTTTTCAATGAGAAGATCCGCCGATATTAAGAGAATAGAGGATTGTATCCACGGAGTCATTGACTCCCTACTTCTCTTTGATACCTCGCTCTTCTATGAGGAGCAAGGTCTTAAGATCATCCGTCACATTGTGAGGATGATTATAACGATCGGAGTCTATAATTTAGGCTCAGTCGTTGGATACTGGAAGTCACTCTGTGACTACCTGTATAATCGAGCCGCTGACTTTAGTCAGCGTCTAGATAAACCCGGCAAAGAAAATTTCTTTGCCACGTTATTATCATGGCCCAAGGTTCAAAGAATCTTGGACGGTGATTTGAGTAAGGATCTAATGGAATCCTTTGCTCATTTAACCTCTACTAGGCAAATGCCAGTAGGGGATAGACGAAAGGAAGCCGAGTCAGTGGCTCAGTTCTTCCGTTCGGTAGAGGAACCCTATCCAGTGGATTTAGAGTTCCTTAATCAAATATTCCAGGTTTCCCGGAATATTGGTCACAAATGTCTTTCCTTTGGAAAGATCATTTCCTATCCGCACATCTCAATGAGTTGTGCAGGTAGCTACTACCATACTGTCAAAGACGGTGGTAGAGGGAGAGAGATTAGAGAATCTCTCTCCCAGCATCTTCGGTTTCGTCCAACTTTGGACGAAAGTGTAGAAACTCCTTTTGGGAGCCTACACTGCCCCGCTGGGGAACCAAGGTGGAGGTACTGGTGCAGAGAAACTCCGTACCAGCACTATCCGGGGATTGATTTCGGTGAAATCATAACCGAAGAGGTTTTCAATAATGAAAACATGTACTACCAAGGCTTCGATGAAGTAATTGGTAGGCAAATAATGGTAGTCTCTTATCTCGAATATCGAGACTGGTCAAAGACCGGACTAGCCATTCCTTGTCGGGTCCTGACAGTGCCAGAACCCGGCTTTAAAGCCAGAATAGTGACCACTGGTCCTTTCTGGCTTAATACCCTTCAGCAGGGATTATCCCATGCTGTAAAGGATATTCTGAAGAATCACCCCTCAGTGAGGAGTAGTCTTCAGAAAACAGATCAGGCATGGCAAAGCCTATACCTGATGTCAAATAAAGTCTACAATGTAGGCTTTAAATGTTTGTCGTCGGACCTCAAAGAGGCAACCGACCACATACCAAAGGTAGTTGGAGTCCAACTACTGTCTGGTTTTCTATCCGGGTCCGGTCTCAGATCGAACCTTACGGATATATGCCTGGACCTAGTTTCTAGGGACAGGTGTTTTATCGGCCACGGACATGTCTCAGAGAGACAGGAACGTGGGATTATGATGGGAGAACCCCTTACAAAGGTGATTCTCACCCTCTTAAACCTTTTTGTGGAAGAGAATGCAATGCGTTCCTTCCTAAAGGTATCGTCAGGGCGGGTCTATGACTCACCACCCTGGCGAACATATCATATCGGAGGAGATGACCATTTGGCCATCGGTCCACCCCTATATTTAGGGTTGATAACCCTGAACCACAAACGTTGTGGCTCAGTCCTATCGATAGGTAAACACGGTATTTCAAACAAAGTTGTGAAATACTGTGAAAAGGTATTAGACATACACAAAGTGTTGTCTAAGCCTTTCGACGTCCGGAGGATCAATGATTCTACCGAGGCGTATGAAGCCTCGCCCTTTGTAGATTCTATAAAGGTTAGGCTATTATCACCACTGACCAAAAGTTTTGAAGTCGTGAGTGATAGAAATGTGGCCATTGGAAAGGGAATTTCCCTGGGTAGAACCCTAAAATGGCTAAACAGAGACCATTTCCCCACAAAGTGGGTACATATGGTTAGGGACCGATTCTTAGTAAGAATGGGTTCCCTTTTACCAGATCGCTCTAGTGGAGTGTACTGGCATTTAATGCTCCCCAGCTTCTGGGGAGGATTAGACTTATATCTCCTCGACGAAGTTGAGGAGATATATAATAAGGTTCCAGTACTGACACTGTCAGTAATGGAATCCTTTATCGATGATCGTGATGAATTTCATTACGAACATGGATTAATGAGTAAGTTACTAAGTAACTACTCATATCGTGGATACAGACTCAATGAGACTGACATCCAAGCAATGCGATCTCATTTTGAGGTCGTCATTAAACAGTTTATGCCATCTAAAAGATGGCACGAGCTGAAGCGGGAATTCGACCCCAATGGGGAGGAATCCGCTAAATCCTTAGCAGATAGAATCTATTGCGAAGGATGGTACGATGAGCATTCCATCATGGAAAAACTCAGTCGTCCTATACTCTTCAAGGAGATTCTCCTAGGAAGAGAAAGGCCCTCAGTATACAATACTGAGCACCTTAAAATGAGATATTCCAAACTTTGGGATCTCATTTATAAAGGAGAGTCTAGACTTAGTCTAGAATCCTTTAGAACATGTCTGAAGGCAAAGCCACCAGGCATGTTTTACAAAGTGTCTTATCCAGAGGAAATACACTTTGCAAGTGATCGCGGTTACATTTATAAAAGTGTAATCGACGATGCTCTACACGGTATGCCTATACTATGTATAGGCATGCCGTTTGCATAATACATCAGCCTACTCCCCGAAGGGATAGTAGGTGT